AATAATATTGGTCACGATTATCTTGAAAATTATGAAGAACGATATGAGTATTATCACAGAAAGGAGGATAAAATTGAATTTGATCTTGAATACTTTAACAAAATTACCAAAGGCGGTCTCCCTAACAAGACTCTTAATATCGCTCTTGCTGGTACGGGTGTCGGGAAATCTCTATTCATGTGCCATGTGGCTAGCTCCATCTTGCTCCAAGGACGGAACGTTTTGTACATTACGATGGAAATGGCAGAAGAAAAAATTGCTGAGCGAATTGATGCAAATCTCTTGAACGTTCCTATTCAACAACTATCAGAACTTCCCCGATCTACATTTCATACTAAAGTAACAAACCTTGCCAAAAAAACTCAGGGATCTCTCATAATTAAGGAATATCCAACTGCCTCAGCGCATAGTGGGCATTTTAAGGCACTTCTTAATGAACTTGCACTTAAGAAGTCATTTAGACCTGATATTATTTTTATTGATTATCTCAATATTTGTGCTTCTAGTAGATATAAGACAAATCTTTCTGTCAATTCATATTCGTATATTAAAGCAATTGCTGAGGAACTTCGTGGTCTTGCTGTGGAGTTTAATGTCCCTATTGTAAGTGCAACACAAACAACTCGTTCAGGTTTTGGTTCTTCTGATGTTGAACTTACTGATACATCTGAATCCTTTGGTCTTCCTGCTACTGCAGATCTTATGTTTGCTCTTATTAGTACGGAAGAATTGGAGGGTATGGGGCAGATTATGGTAAAACAATTAAAAAATCGCTATAATGATCCAACAGTATTCAAGCGTTTTATTGTTGGTATTGACCGTGCTAAAATGAGATTGTATGATTGTGAGCAAAATGCTCAAACTGACATACTTGACAGCGGTAAGGATGATGAGTATAATGACTATGAAGAAAAGAAACCTAAAAAATCGTTTGAAGGATTTAAATTTTAAATGTCTATTTCAATTAACAAAAAAACACTAGAAAACGGATATACTGAGTATACTATGACTGAAACTGCAAAACACGTTAATTTTAATAAGTATGCTGAGTTTGTTGATGCCGTAACATCTGATGCATCAAAAGACTTTCTTGCTCTTTCTGATCGGTTGGTTCAACTGGATGAGAAGGGTGCAAATATTGAACGACTTCTAACTGCTGCTGTTGGTATTAATGCCGAAGGTGGTGAATTTTTGGAAATCGTTAAAAAGATGGTATTCCAAGGCAAACCTTATAATGAGGACAATCGTGAGCACCTGATTATTGAACTTGGTGATATTATGTGGTATGTTGCTCAAGCTTGTATGGCGCTTGGTGTTAGTATTGATGATGTGGTTGCCCGTAACGTTCAAAAACTTTTGAAGCGTTATCCTGAAGGTGCTTTTGATGTTTACTTCTCCGAAAATCGTGCTGAGGGAGACCTATGACTAAACAAAAACAAGTAACAATTAAACTAGATCTTCGTTCTGCTGCTGCAGTTCGCCAAATCCTCTTTGAATCCCAAAAAGGATATACATATGATAATAATTCAGTTCCTCCCCGTATTACTGATATTCGTAACGTAATTTACGATCTTGATGATAAAATTGCCTGTGCTATTGATCCAGAATAAATATCTAAAAAAATGTCTTTGATTGGGAAAACAAAAGGAAGACCAATATCAAGAATGCAATTTGATGCTATTCTTAAAAGATTTTTGGTCTTTCTTAAAAGAGAATTAAGAGTTACTTATGATATTCCAATCATTCTTATTGACGATACTTCTTATGCTAAAAAAAATAAAGCATTTGGAGAAATTACAGATAAAAATATAATTCTTATCAGTATAATTAATAGGCATCCTATGGACATTTTGAGAACAGTTGCTCACGAGTATTTTCATTATAAACAGAATCTAGAAAAAAAACTTTTGCATAGAAGTTCTAATCCAGGGAGTCCAACAGAAAACCAGGCAAATGCCAAAGCTGGAGAACTGATGCGAAAGTATGGAAATCTTCATCCAGAACTATTTGACTTTATGCCACTTCGGTGATATACTAGTCTTGTTCTACTGGGGAATTAGCTCATTTGGTAGAGCGCCTGCTTTGCACGCAGGAGGTAAGGGGTTCGACTCCCCTATTCTCCATTTGCTCAAGTGGCGGAATTGGTAGACGCAGCAGGTTTAGGTCCTGCCGCCTTTATGGTGTGGGGGTTCAAATCCCTTCTTGAGCACTAAATAATTTCAAAAAATGGCAACTTCTGGTAAAGATTCTTGGAAAAAATACTACGAAGGTAAAGATGGAGTAGTTGTAGAAGTCAAAAAATCTGCACCTTATTATGCTGATGAAACGACATCTAAGCAGGAAGGAGTGCTACCTTTAAGGGCAAAAGTTACTTACAGAGATATATTTTCGCAACATATCAACAGAGGTGGAAATAATAAAATTGGATTTCAGTTTAATGAAAGTGGTTCGGTTTATTATTCATCAGTTGATAATTTTACCAAACCAGGAAGAGTTAATAATATAGATTTAAAACCTGAATCATTTGGAATTCAAAATGAAACATTTAATAATTCTTACAGTTACTATCAACGAGTTATAGACTCTATTGCCGATCGTTGGTCAACTAGTGATTATAGTGGAGAACTGTATGATTATCTTATGGAATTAGTTGCTTATGCTAATGGTGGTTCTGGAGATTTTGCTGGAATAAAGACAGAAGGATTTGATTGGGGAGCAATACAGAGTTACTTTGCTGAGGTTATTGGTCCACTAGCGTGTATTAAAAAAGGTGTTTTGTCAGATTTGCAAATAACAAATCTTCAAAGTGCAAAGATTTTTATGCCACCATCTTCAATATCTCTATACGATTATAAGTTGATTGTTGGCGATCAAGAATATTTAATATCCGCAAAGTCTGGTAAGGGAGTTTCAAACCAAGTTAAACCTCAGTTAATGCTTCCTTATGTTGAAAATACTTTATCGGCAACTCTTAAATCTAGTCAGGCATATAATTTATTGAAAATACTTGGAGATTATTCTGTTAAAACTGGAGCATTTCTTGGTTGGCAACTTCTGCAGAATACCATAGAATTAACACCAGCAGCAATTGCTGATGTTGCAGTAAATTATGAACCTAGAAATAAAAAATCATCTGATCAAATTATTAATGTTCAACCTTGGGCACCATTTTTAACTAAGTACTTTCCAAATTCTAAGAGCGTTACTTATGGGCAAGTTAGATATAAATGTGAAACTTTAATACAAGCAGCATCAAAAACTGGAACTCTTCACACTAATCTTAAAAAAATATTTCAAGAATACTTAAATAATTCAAGAATTATCTATGTAAAGATGTCGGTTTCTATGCCAGATGGTAGACCAACATTTAGTAGAATAAATGATAATGGAGTTAAATCTGTGAATTATCTTGAATTGAGATCTTCTAATGATTCTCAAACTAGAACATCTGATAGAATTGGATTTGATATGGTGAGATAGACAGTTCATAAACTGTCCACTCAGTAGGCAAAGCATCCCATAATACCCTATAATACTTGTATGGCAAAAAACACTCACCTAGAACACTTAGAAGACGACATCCTGAATCAAGGATCTCAGGGTGGTAGGAATGCGATTGCATTTTTGCGTGAGCTTGGAAAAATGCTATCTGCAAAAAGTTCAAGTATTGATATTACCACAAAGTGGGATGGTGCTCCTGCAGTAATTTGTGGAACTAATCCTGAGAATGGATTATTTTTTGTTGGTACCAAATCTGTATTTGCAAAAACTGAACCTAAACTTTGTTATTCTGAGCAGGATATCACTAATTTTTATGGTTATGGGCAACTGGCAGATAAACTGAAGGCTTGTCTTACTTACTTAAAAAATATCGGAATCAAGGGAGTTATTCAGGGAGATCTTCTCTTCACTAATGATAAAAATACTGGATTTATTGATGGGCAGAATGTAATTTATTTTCGTCCAAATACTATCACTTATGCAGTTCCAGTAGATAGTGAACTGGGTTCTAAAATTAACTCTGCAAAGATCGGTGTAGTTTTTCACACAAGTTATAGTGGACCGACTATTGCTGAGATGAATGCATCCTTTGGTGTAGATATTAGTTCATTCCGTCAATCTTCTGACGTTTATGTAACTTCTGCATCTTTTAGGGATGCTAGTGGAGTTGCTAATTTTACTGATGAAGAATTTAGAAATTATAATTCTGCAGTAAATGTTGCCGAAGGTTCTCTTCGTCAGGCATCTGCATTCCTTGATGTGCTTACTGCAACTGGAGAATCCAAGTTCCTAATGTCTACTCTCTTCAAGAGGTTCTTTAACAGTTATATCAGTAAGGGTATTGCTATGCCGAATACTCGTTCTGTAACTGATGAATTTAAAACCTTCTATTCAAATCTCTTAGATAAAGAGATTTTATCCAAAAAAACAAAAGCGGCACAAGATAAATATTTAAAAATAAAAACAGAAGGTTTGCAATTTATTAAAACTAATGATCGGGCAATTTATATGACAGTTGCTTCTTATATGAATCTTCAAAAGGCAAAAACTCTTATTATTCGTCAACTTTCCAGAGTTAATACTTTTGGAACGTTTCTCAAAACTGATGATGGATACAAGGTTACTGCCCCAGAAGGGTTTGTTGCCATTAAGTCTGGTAATGCACTTAAACTGGTTGATCGTTTAGAGTTTAGTAGAGCAAACTTTACTGTAGCAAAAGATTGGGATAAATGAAAAGTTTTTCTAAGTTTTTAATTAATTTACAAGAAACCGCCGCATCCTTACAGGCAACTAGACTTGGATTGCAAGGTGATGGGCACGGTGGATGGTATAAGGATGGTGAATTTGTTGCTAAAACTGTAAAAGGACAACTTAAATTCTTTAATAAGAGACAGGCAATAGGAAAAGATCCTACTCAAACAGAACTGGAAAAAAATGTTTCTGATCCTAATTTTCAGGATCCAACGATTGCTCAGCAGCAGGCTGCCGCACAAGGGCAGCAACAAGAAGTTCCTCCAGAACAGCAACAAGCGGCACAGGAAGCACCTCCAGTCAATTATCTTCCAGTAGAAAAAACTAAGGGAACTTTAACTGTTGCATTTGGTAGATTTAATCCACCTCATCTTGGTCACCTTCAATTAATGGATACTGCAGCCGCTGCTGCAGAGCAGGAAGGAAGTGATTATATGATTGTCCCTTCTCGTACACAGGATAAGAAAAAGAATCCTCTGGATGCTGATACCAAGGTTTCTCTGATGAGATCTATGTTCCCTCAGCATAGTGAGAGAATTGCAAATGATGTAAGTACCAGAACTATTTTTGATGTACTCAAGAAGGCTCATAATGACGGATATGCAAATGTGAGAATTGTGGGGGGAGCAGATAGAGTTAAAGAATTTAATAAATTGGCCACAAATTATAACGGCAATCTTTATCAGTTTGATAATATTGAAGTAGTATCTGCTGGAGATCGTGATCCAGATTCTGATGGTGTTGAAGGTCTTTCTGCATCAAGAATGCGTCTTGCTGCCGCTGAGGGAGATTTTAAAACTTTCAGATCAGGAATGCCTCCTGAAATGAAACCAAAAGATGCCAGAGCAATTTTTGATACTGTTCGACAGGCTATGGGTATTCAGGATCAGGTTGCCGAAGTTTGGGAGATTGCACCTAAGTTTGATCAAAAGTCTCTTCGTGAGAATTATATTAATGAGGTAATCTTCAGAATTGGACAACTTGTTGAAAACCTGAATACTGGATTGGTAGGAAGAATCATTCGTAGAGGAACAAATTATTTAATTTGTGTGACCGAAGATAATATTATGTTTAAGTCATGGATTAAGGATGTGAATGAAGCATATACTGAAAAGCATATGGATAGAATGTATAGAGAACCTGGAAAACCCAATACATTAGTAGGAACAACTGGATATCTTAAGTATGTTGATAAGCAAACTAAAGGTTCTCAACTTGGAAAAGAAAATCTTGCTTTTGGGCAGAAAAACTTCGGTCTCAATTTCATAAATAAATATAGAAAAAAGTAGAATTAAGATTTTCAAATGGGCACGAAAATTTTTGAGGAAGATTCCAAAAAAGGTGGATCTCCTATGGGTGATCAGGCAAAAGGTCTTGAAAAGCAGGCAAGGCAACTTGCCTATGATATTCGATATGAAATTAAAAAAGCAAGTGGTGGTAAGCAAATGGATGCTGCCGCACTCAAAAGAGCATACCTCCAAGGTCTTCAAAAATCTTCTCAAGCACCAGCAATTAAACTGAGAGCAAAGCAAATGTTAATGGGTGAAGATTATATTTCAGATATTAATAATATCGTTTCAGAAAATGTTGCAAATGCTTTATATAAAGTATTTGTAGAGGGTGTAGATAATACTTCAGAAATAGAATTAGATTATCTTAAGGAACTTGCTGATACTAAGGAAACTAAGTATAAGGTGAGAGTTACTGATAAGAAGACTGGTAATTCTTATGTAAGATATGCAACCCGTGAAAAAATTTCCGAACTTCGTGCCAATCCAAATATTTCTTCGGTAGAAATGACCGAACACGGTGAACCAAGAGAAGGTGAAAGAACCAAAGGTGAAGATACTGCTAAGGCAAAGAGAGATTATGATGGTGATGGAAAAGTCGAAAGTGGTGCAAAAGAATATCGTGGAGCAGTTCATAATGCAATTCAACGTAGAACAGGTGGAGTTGCTGACGGTAAGGACACTTCAAGCGTAAAAGAAGATTTTATAGGTGAAGTAAAAACTGCTACTGATAATAAGAAAAAGAAAGTTACTGGTGAAGGAGTAAATAATTCTTCTATTGTTAAAGTATTTCCAGATGATAAGACCGCACCATCCCGCCACGGTATGGTAGTTGCAAATAGTTATGAAATGGGTGGTGCAGTTATTAGTGAAAAGGCAGTAAGCACTTCTCAACAAAAGTTTATGGGGATGGTACTTGCTGCAAAGAGGGGTGGAAAAGCAGCATCTCCAGAAGTTGCAAAAGCAGCAGCAGGAATGAGTGAAAAGGAAGCAAGAAAGTTTGCTAAGACCAAGCATAAGGGTCTTCCAGTTCATAAGGAGGCAACGGAATGTGGAAGTGAAGAAGATCCAAGACAAATGAAGACCAAGAAGGATAAGGTAAGAACTGCACTTGGTTTAATGGGAATTAAAGCTTCTTATGAACCAGAAGGTAATTTTGTTTCTGAGGAAGAATCTGATAGAGAAAACGATCGTGCAAGAGAACGTGGCGATTGGAGATCTAGAAGTCAAAGACCTGTGAGACGCAGACCTTCCGTAGCAGATGATCCTAGATATGGATCTATGTCCGATTCTGAATGGGCAAGATCATCCCATAATCCAGCAAACAAAAGAAGACGTAGATAATTCCTAAATAACACAGGATAGTATTGGGGGTTATTATGACTACCGCATTTCTACTTGCAACACTTGGTAATTCCTTAAGTGCTGTAAATTTTCAACTTATTTTAGGAATTCTTTTGGCAGTTTCTGAGGCACTCGGAGCAGATCCAAGAGTTAAGGCAAACGGTATCATTTCGTTTCTTTTACTTCAAGTTAAGAACTATCTTGCCAGTAAAAAAACAAACTGATTTAGAATTCATAATTAATTTAAAGAGATCTATAATTATAGATCTCTTTTTTTTATAAATATCAATATAAAGAAATTATAGGTAAGGAAACATGGCTCTTTGGGGCAGTAAAGATTTAGTTGGAAAAGCTGGTTCTGTAACCATTAATCTTTCCACAAAAGCTATCACGGGAACTGGTACTACATTTTCTACGACTGGATTTGAAGTAGAAGCTGGTGATATAATTGTTGTTGGAGCTGGAGCAACTTATGGTCACGCAGTAATTGCTTCGGTAACTAGTAATACTGTAGCATCTGTTGCAACTACACAATATTTAATTCCCCATCCAGTATCTGGAACAATTCCTGCAGGAACATCATATTTTATCACACAAAGACCTATTTCTTCAATTGAAGATGTTGTATATCAAGCACCAGAAGAAAAATCAAATAGAACTTCTAGTGTATATGGAGTTGATACTACTGAACAAGGGATCGCAGCAGTAACAACTGTTGGTGGTAAAGCGGCCGCTTATAAACCAGCACACGCTGGTTGGGTTGGTGTTACAACTTATGTTGATTGCCACGGTAATTTTAGAGTTAAGACTGAGACACTAGTCGCTGGAAGCTTTATTTCTGGTGATGCCGATGACGATGCTAGATATCCAGATGCCTGATAACAGATGAGATTTGATGAGTTGAACGAAAGCAATTATATGCTTTTTGCTATAAAATTCTATAATAATCCTCAATCTGTCACGAAAGAAGATTTTGATAATGATCTAAAAAGAATACGATACGTTAAAAGATTATTAAAAAGATATAAGGAAACTGGGGAACTAAAAGTACATCTAATATTAAACCATTTAATTATTTTATTTAATGTGTTTAATGATGCCACAATTCCTCTGTTGTTTTATAATTTAGAAAAAGATCTTTGGCCTTCCATAAAAAGTTTTTTAATCTTTTTAAATTGGATTCCAGAGTATCCTAGGACTGATCTTGATGATATTGAAGAAGATAAAAACTGCCTTGCCCAATTGCAATCAATTTAATGGATAAGATAGATAGAGTAATTAATATAATTAGGCATATTAAAGAAGAAATGGGTGGAATGACAACTGGTAGTTCTGGTCCTATTGCTGGGTTTAGTGAAAAATCTCCAGCAGCAGGACCTACTTCTGGAATCACTCCAGTAATTGGTAAAATGAGGAGAAGAAATAATTATGCTAACGGTGGAACAGGTTCTCGTAAAAAATGGTTAGATTATTTAAACGGAAAACCTAAAAATTAACCAGGAAGATGTTCAATCAAGGATCAAAATTAGCTGTTCTTGAATCAAAACTCAATATGTATGAAGAATTATCTAGAGAAATGTTGGACAAACTGGAATCCGCAGTCGATAAGATTTCAGAAGGTAATAATCGTATTGCAACTATATTAGCAAAACATGATGAGAGAATAGATCAAAGTGTAAAAAGTGATCAATTAATTATTAAAATGGTTGAAGATTTAAAAGACGATAGTCAAAAAAATTGCCATAATGTATCTGGTAGACTTGATAATCTTGAGAGAAAAGTTGAAGAGATTACAAAATTCCGTTGGATAATTGCAGGAGCTCTTATTATTACTACTTTTATTTTTTCACAGTCTTCTTTAGTTATTGATATCTTGACTCCCCAGACAGAACCTGCTAAAGTAGAAGCAACCAGGTAGTAACCAATTGTAATGGATTTTATTGACTCCAAGTATATTGGATTAGTTTCATCACGACTACAAAAATTTAAAAGGGTTAAATCGGATCTCTACAACTTCCGCTGCCCTATCTGTGGCGATTCCCAGAAGAATAAAAATAAAACCAGGGGATACCTGTATCCTGTAAAGAACAATACTAATTTCAAGTGTCATAACTGTGGCGCTAGTTTGTCATTCAATAATTTCCTGAAAGAACTAGATCCAACTCTCCATAAGCAATATACGATGGAGAAGTTTAAGGAGGGTCATACTGGCAAGAACTTTGTGGTTGAGGAACCTAAGTTCAATTTTCAGAAACCAGACTTTTTCACAAAACGTGAAAATTGCAAAAACGTGAAAAAGTTAGATCTGCCAAAAGCATCTGAAGTTGCTATATCAAAGGAATACTTAGAGAAAAGAAAGATAGATCCAGAAAAGTTTTACTTTGCACACAAATTTAAGGAGTGGACTAATACACAAAAACAAACTTTCGATAAAATTGATTATGAAGAACCCCGCATAGTTATACCATTATGCGATCTTGATAATAATCTGATCGGATTTCAGGGAAGATCACTACTTTCAAAGTCTGTTAAATATATCACCGTGATGTTGAATGATGATCATCCAAAAATATATGGTCTCAACACAATTCAAAAAAATGAAACAGTTTATATCACAGAAGGACCTTTCGATTCCTCATTCATTCGCAATTCGATTGCTATGTGTGGAGCTGATGTTGATATTAGTGGTTTCGGGTTTAGTAGTGTTGTCTGGATATATGATAACGAACCACGTAATCGAGAAATTGTTAATAGAATATCAAAAACAATTGAGCGTGGTGAAAAGGTAATTATTTGGCCTTCAAACATTCAACAAAAGGATATTAATGATATGATCCTTGCTGGACATGAAGTTATGGATGTGTTAGAATCAAGCACATACTCTGGTTTAGAAGCAAAAATTAAGTTTAACAATTGGAAAAAAGTATGAGTAACGGAACAAAAGTCATCAAAAGAAATGGAAAGACAGAACCTCTTGATTTAAATAAACTCCATGTTATGGTGGAGGAGTCTTGTAAAGATTTGGCTGGAGTATCTGCATCCCAGGTGGAAATGCAATCAGGCATTCAGTTTTATGATGGAATAACTACATCAGAAGTTCAAGAAATTCTGATCCGATCTGCTTCGGATTTAATTGATCTTGATCATCCTAATTATCAATTTGTTGCTGCTCGTCTACTTCTATTTGCCCTTCGTAAGCAATTGTTCGGTCGTATGCACGAATCACCTACAGTTAAACAACATGTTTTGCGTTGTGTTGAGAGGGGTGTATATGATTCAGAAATCCTCAATTTATATGATGATGAAGAATTTGATAAACTTGAGTCGTTTATTGATCATAGTCGTGACTATTTGTTCACTTATGCAGGTCTACGTCAAGTCGTTGATAAGTACCTCGTGCAAGATAGAAGTTCTGGTGAACTTTATGAAACGCCACAATTCATGTACCTTTTGATTGCGGCGACCATTTTTTCCAAGTATCCTAAAGAAACACGTTTAGATTATGTGAAGAAGTACTATGACGCAATCTCCAAACACAAAATCAACATCCCAACACCAATCATGGCAGGAGTGCGAACTCCGCTTAGACAATATGCTAGCTGTGTCCTTGTTGACGTTGATGACACCCTCGATAGTATCTTTAGTAGTGATATGGCTATTGGTAGATACGTTGCACAGAGGGCGGGAATCGGCATCAACGCTGGTCGAATCCGTGGCATCAACAGCAAAATCAGAGGTGGAGAAGTTCAACACACGGGTGTTGTACCATTTCTCAAGAAGTTTGAAGCAACTGTCAGATGTTGCACGCAAAACGGCATACGCGGTGGATCCGCGACGGTCCACTTCCCCATCTGGCACCAAGAAATAGAAGACATCCTTGTTCTTAAAAATAACAAAGGAACCGAAGATAATCGTGTTCGTAAATTAGACTATAGTATCCAAATCTCAAAACTTTTCTATGAACGATTCATCCGCAACGAAGAGATTTCTCTCTTCTCTCCCCATGCAGTTCCAGGCCTTTATGATGCTTTTGGTACTGATGGATTTGATGAGTTGTATGTTCGTTATGAACGAGATCAGTCTATTCCAAGAAAAACTATCGGCGCTCAAGAACTCTTTTTGGACCTTCTAAAAGAACGTGCAGAAACAGGTCGTCTTTATATTATGAATATCGACCATTGTAATTCACACTCATCCTTTATGGATAAAGTTGAGATGAGTAATCTTTGTCAAGAGATTACGCTTCCTACAAAACCTATTCAACATATTGATGATCCAAATGGTGAAATTGCTCTTTGCATTCTTTCTGCCATTAATGTAGGTAAAATTAAGTCTAATGATGATCTTGAGATTCTTTGCGATCTTGCTGTTCGTTCTCTTGATGAACTTATTGATTTCCAAGGATATCCTGTTAAGGCAGCGGAAATCGCTACTAGAGCACGTCGTTCACTTGGTGTAGGTTATATTGGTTTGGCACATTATCTTGCCAAGCACGGGCATAATTATGATGATCCTAATGCTTGGAAACTGGTCCACGATCTTACAGAAGCATTTCAGTATTATTTGATTAAATCAACTGTTGATCTTGCTCAGGAAAAAGGTGCCTGTGAATACTCACATAGAACTAAGTATGGTAACGGAATTCTTCCTATAGACACTTATAAGAAGGATGTTGATGAAATTGTTCCTAATGTGCTAAAATATGATTGGGAATCTCTCCGAGATCGTGTTAAAAAATATGGAGTACGGAATAGTACACTGTCCGCACAGATGCCATCGGAGAGCAGTTCCGTTGTGTCAAATGCAACAAACGGAATCGAACCTCCTAGAGGTTACCTGTCCGTTAAGAAATCGAAGAAGGGACCCCTTAAGCAGATTGTACCTCAGTACCAAACACTTAAGAACAACTATACGCTTCTTTGGGATATGTCTAGTAATCGTGGGTACATTCATATTGTTGCAGTTATGCAGAAATTCTTCGATCAAGCGATTTCTGGAAACTGGTCCTATAATCCAGAAAATTATCCAGATAATGAAGTACCTACTTCAGTAATGGCCCAAGATCTGTTGACTACATATAAGTACGGCTGGAAAACCAGCTATTATCAAAATACTTATGACCATAAAACTGATGAGGTTGAAGAAACCCGTCAGGCACTTGAGAATTTAATTTCCGATATTCTAGAAACGGAGGAGGAAGATTGTGAGTCTTGTAAGATTTAAAACAGGTTTGGAGGATAAAAATATGGTCAATTCTATGACCGTTTTTAACTCTCAGGAGGTAGATACCAAAAAGCAACCTATGTTTTTTGGTCAACCACTAGGAATTCAAAGATACGATTCTTACAAATATCCAATCTTCGATAAACTAACAACACAACAATTAGGATATTTTTGGAGACCTGAAGAGGTCTCTTTACAGAAAGATAGGGGAGATTATCAATCTCTTCGCCCAGAACAAAAACATATTTTTACTAGTAACTTAAAGTATCAAGTTATGCTTGATTCTGTTCAGGGAAGAGGTCCTGGTATGGCATTTGCACCATACTGTTCTCTTCCTGAACTAGAAGCGTGTATGAAAGTGTGGGAGTTTATGGAGATGATCCACTCTCGTTCATATACTTATATTATTAAGAATGTTTATCCAGATGCATCTGAAGTTTTTGATACGATTCTACAAGATGATCGTATTATAGAACGTGCTGTAAGTGTTACTGAATCATATAATGATTTTATTAATAGTGCTCAACATTATGGAACAAGTGATATTTGGAAATATGCCCAAGAACAAGTTCCACAAGCACTAGGAGAACGATATGAACTCAAGCGCAAATTGTTCCGCGCAGTTGCAAACGTTAATATTCTTGAAGGTATTCGCTTTTACGTCAGTTTTGCTTGTAGTTTTGCATTTGGCGAACTCAAGCTTATGGAAGGAAGTGCAAAGATCATCTCACTAATTGCAAGAGATGAAAATCAACATCTTGTCATTACTCAAAACATTTTAAATAAATGGAAAGAGGGTGATGATCCAGATATGGCACGCATTTCAAAAGAGGAAGAACAGTGGGTTTATAGAACCTTTGAGAACGCTGTTAATCAAGAAAAACTTTGGGCAGAGTATCTATTCAAGGATGGATCTATGATTGGTCTGAATGACAAATTGCTACAGCAGTATGTTGAATGGATTGCAAATCGTAGAATGAAGGCAATTGGTCTTCGCCCACTTTATGACATTCCAGCAAAGAACAATCCACTTCCTTGGACAGAACATTGGATTTCTTCTAAAGGACTTCAAGTTGCTCCACAAGAAACGGAAGTCGAGTCCTACATAGTAGGTGGGATTAAGCAAGATGTTACCAAAGATACTTTCTCAGGATTCCAATTATGATGAATGGTGTGAACAGGAAATCCTGAACGCATATAAAGATGCTGCAGAAGCAGATCTTTTTTTATTTGGTGATTATGATTACTCTTATGTTTGGAAAGATTCAAAAAGTAACGATGTTTATTGAATGTGTGGGAGGATCTTCGGATCCTCCTTTTTTTATAAATATCTAAAAAACTAAGAGATAGATGAAGACTTTTAGAGAGTTTGCTGAAGATGTAAATTTAATTCTTGAACGTGGAGATAGAGCTTTAAGAATGCCAGGAGAATCTGTTGCAGATTATTATAAAAGAACAAGAGGTAAGGATGTTTCTAATCATCCAGATTTAAATCCTGACGAACAGGCAAGAAAATCGGGGAAAAATGTAAACGTTAAATCTAAAGATGTTGGATTTGGTCCTAATAAGCAACCCTCTGGAACACCACCAAAATCAGGTGCTGGAACACCGCCAAAAACAGGTGCAATTGTTAAATCAACGTCCAGAGCACTTTCAACTAACGTAAAACCTCCAGTTCAAAAAATTAAAACAAATATGAACGTTCCTGGAGGTAAAAAAATTCCAGGATTGAAATCTGGTGGAGCAATTTCTGCAGCTCTTGGGACTGCAGATGAAAAAATGAAGGGATCTGGATGGGCTAGATCTCTTGCTAAAGGTGCTGTAGTTGGTACTGGTGCCGTTTTGGGTGGTCTTGCTGGTGGTACTGCTGGTTCTGTAGCTGGTCCAGTTGGAACTGCAGTTGGTGGATATGCTGGTCAAGCTGCTGGAGCATCTGCTGCAGGTAAAGCATTTGATACTGTTGCTGGTGCAAATGCAAAGGAAAGATCAGCAATAAGACAACAAAAGCGTCAAAGTCAATCTGGTGGGGCACTAAAAGGAATTGGTGGAAAGACAACATTTGACACCAAAAAAGGAACTATGACAACTGGTGCAGGATCCCAAAAGAAAACTGTGCAACTAGGAAAAACTTCTGTTGTAAGTGATCCAAAAACTGGTAAAAAGGAAACAGGATACCTAGCATATAAAGGTGGTAAGGCGGTTTATAAGAGATCGGATACTTCAAATGCCACTTTAGCAAAAACATCATCAAATCCTTTTGAAAGAATAGGTAGAACAATTGCAGCTGGTGCTTATAAGAAACACGATGAGAAAATCAGACAGCAAAAGTTAAAGCAAGCTTCTGCTAGTGATATCAAGCGTCAGCAAGCATTAGGAGTGAAGGGATCTAAGAATCTTGTTGGTCCTAAGATTGTTGGTCCTAAGATTGTTGGACCAAAGAAATAAAGTATAAATAAAAATAAAGTTAATTTAGTATCTAAAATAAAGATAAAAATGGAAAGATTAACACCAAGTAATTGTGGTTCTCTGATAGAGGCATATTCTGCAGTTTATAATGAAGATCTTAGATCTAAATTAACTGAATTAAATGAAGAGAAAAGAATTAGTGAGTTCTTAGAATTTATTGATTCTTTAGTTGAAGAGGGATATGATCTAAGTGAATATACATATGACGAACTTTATGAATCATATCTGAATGAATTTTGGGGAGCAGTTGCTAAACTAGGATCTAAACTAGGTCCAGCTGCACTAAAAGGAATCAAACAAGTTGGTAACTATGGAAAAAGAGCAGTAAAAACTGCCTGGCAAGGTTCCACTAAAATAGATCCAAAAACAGGAGAATCAAAATTTGTTCCTGGAGCAAAACAACCTGCGAAAGAACTCTTATCAAAAGCGGGAAAGGCAGCAGTTCCAACTGCAGCAGCTCTTGGTTTAGATCAGTATCTAACTGGAGGAAAGGGTAGAGAGTGGGCAGGAGCAGCTGTTCAGGGAATAAGACAGGCTGGTCATAGCATCCCAGGTCCAGATTCTGCTAAAAAAGCACTTACCGCAAAACCAAAACCATCAAAACCTTCAAGTAACGAAAGAAATCCTTTCGGATTGAATCAGGATCTTGATCTATTTGATCTAATCAAAGGTCATTTACTTGATGAAGGTTATGCTGATACCGAAGAAGCGGCACTCAAGATTATGGCAAATATGAGTGAAGAGTGGAGAGAGAGTATTGTTGAAAAACACTCAACTTTTGGGTATAATGCGGATGACCCTCTTGATGACTTTGACCAGTTTGTAAATAAGGGTCCAAAAACAAATAAGCAGAAAAGAAACGCAATAGAACTCAATAATAAAATACTTTCAAAACCAGGAATGCCTGTAAAGGGAGTCTGATACCAATTTTCAAACTGGCACACTAGAGGGTTTCACCACCCTCTTTTTTTATAAATAAAATTATAATCGTATATCTGTAAATAAAATGCCACAGGTTGGGGAGAAAAGATCTGACGGAAAAGTATGGTCTGGTAGTGATTATGGATGGCAGAGTACAGGAGCTGTCTGGAAAGGACAAAAAGCAGGATCAAAAGCAGGGGAAACCAGAACTTTACCTGGAGCAGGAACAAAAGTTTGGACTGGTAAAGATTATGGTTGGCAAACAAAAGCAACCATAGAAAAGACTAAAAAGGGCGCTGATACTAAGGCACAAACTCCTTCAGCACCTTCAGCAACGCCCCCTGCTGCCCCTAAATCACAAGCACCATCTAGTTCTTCAAAACCAAGTACAACGCCTTCTAGCGCCACAAAACCTCCAGCGGCGAAACCAGCGGCAAAGCCTGCGGCATCATCCCCAGCAGCAGCATCGACCTCACAAAAAATTAAAGGTGGTTTGGAAACTTATAAGAAACAAGTTGCTTCTGGAAATGTAAAGGGTGCAGAAGAAACTGGCAAATCTACTTGGGCATTAGCGAATCCAAAACTTGCTGCTAAAGTTACCCAATCTGGAGAAAGAAAGGGAACTCAAATTGGAACTGGGCAAAGTGTAATGGCAAAACAAGCTGCCGAACTTCGTGCATTAAGACCCGCACCTCAAGCACCTGGAAATGAAAAACCAGGTTATTCTGGACCACCAACCCCATCAGCACCTCAGGCACAATCAAAACTAGCAGGGGGTTCTTATTCATCTGGAGCAACTAAACTAATGTCACAGAGAACAAAGAATGTATTAGGGGTTAAAGAATCATATGATGCTTTTGATCTTGTTCTAGAGTATCTCTTCTCACAGGGGCACGTAGGCACCTTAGACGAAGCTCTCTACGTGATGATGGAAATGGATTCTGAGTGTATTAAAAGTATTGCTGAAAATGTTCACTCAAACCCAGTTAAATTAAAACCAGGATCTGGTCTAGGTGGTGGCGTTCCTGTATCTGAAAAAGGAAAAGAACCCAAAGCAACTGGTGCTCAACTTCCTAAACTTCCCCCTGCCTGACATAAAAAAATAAATAATTTACATTAAGAGGGTTTAAACCCTCTTTTTTTTATAAATAAAATTATAAAAACAAAAAAGAAAAAAATGTCAAGAATTACTGGCGGTACTGCTTTTGAGTTAGTTGAAGCATATAATGCAGTTTATGCTCCTCAAGAACTTACTGAAGAACAAATCTGGGAAGAAGTTGAGAACTGGGTCAACTCACTTCTAGAAGAGGGTTATGACCTAAGTGAGTATACTTGGGAAGAAATGTATGAGGCATATTTGAGCGAAATGGGTTCCCCCGGAGGTAATCTTCCTGGTGGAACTAGACCAATTTCTAATGCACCTTACCAGTCAAGATTTGCTCGTCCAATGAACGCTAATACTCCTCGAAGTACTGGAAGAGGAACTTCTTTATCGAGACCACAAATTGGTTCTTTACCTTCATCTGCAAGACAGGTAACACAGTACCCACAAGGAGTTTCAACTGGAGTTGGTGGTGGAAATGCTGCCGCATCAAGACCTGCTCCTAGACCTGCCGCTGCTGCTCCTAGACCTGCCGCTGCTGCTCCTAAGCCCGCTGCTGCTGCACCTAAACCCGCTGCTACCCCTACTGCTAAACCAGCACCTACTGCTAGCACTCCTACAGCACCTGCAGCAAAACCAGCAAACTCGCTGATGTCAAATATGCCTAAAGTTCCTTCTATGGCAGCTCCTGCTGGAGGACCTACCTTAAGTGCAAGAGCTCAGGCACTTAAAGCTGGTGGTCCAAAGGGTGGTGGAAGAGAAAGAATGCTTAATCAAGATTTAGATTTATTTGATGTTATTAAAGGACATTTGCTTGATGAAGGTTATGCAGATACCGAAGAGGCAGCACTTGCTATTATGGCAAATATGAGTGAAGATTGGAGAGAGGAAATTTTAAATCAACTTGATGAAGAACAAAAACCTCTTCCAACTAAAAAAATGAAGGCAAGAAGAATGAATGTCTATATGAAGACTGGCGAAGCTGCTGGTAGTTCCCGTAATGAGAGAATTAGAGGCGTTTTGGATGCACATGAAAAAGATCCAGAAGGTGAAGCAGCAAAAGCAAAAGCGAAATCAAAATACAAGGGTTGATATAAAACTTAAATAATACTCGGGGGGTTGACAAACCCCCTTTTTTATTGCTAGAATCGCTTTGCTAAGGTTGAAGGATAAATAATAGCTCTTAAAGATTATTATATGAGCTATGAGAATCCTTGGAGATTCAACGGAGAAATTTTTGAGTCTTCTGATATTCAAGATCATTTTGGTTTTGTATATCATATTCGTTGCGACAAAACTGATCGTAGTTATATTGGTAGAAAATATTTCTGGTCTTTCCGCAAGCCGCCAGGCAAAAGTAGAAGAGTACGAACTGAATCAGATTGGAAACGTTACTATGGTTCTTGTCCAGAGCTCAAAGAAGATGTTAACCTTTGGGGGAAAGAGTCATTTAGTAGAGTAATTCTAAGTCTTCATAAGACAAAGGGTGAATGTAACTATGAAGAAACAAGACAACTTTTTCTAAATAATGTGTTGAGGGAATCACTTGACGATGGAAGGCCAGCGTACTACAATAGCAATATTCTAGGACGCTATATGCGAAAAGACTATGGAAACTTTGGTTGAAACACTTCGTTCAAATCACGACTGGGCAATTGATAGGATTCATACTCTTTGTGATATAAATGAAGAGCATGAATATCAGAATGCATATGCAATCCAACAAGAATTTAATGAATGGTTAGATCCAAATATTGAAGAACATGATATTTTTTCATTAGAATACATCGGAGAAGAATAATGAAAGTAGATCTACATAACTTTTTTCAATATTATGATCCAAAAAATCCAAAGCACGTTGCAGCAGTAGAGCAACTGGAAGTAGATCTGGCAAGTAGAGAACCCGATTTGCTTGAGGATACTTCAAACTGGGTTAGAATTTTTAGAACTAAATTTGATTCGGGTGTTCCTGGAATTTTAAGTGTCCCCTATTTCCCACAGACGGATAATTACAGAGATGCAAATAGAACCTGTAATTCATCTTCTTGTGCGATGTGTTTAGAGTATTTCAAACCAGGCACTCTCCTAGGAGCAAAGGGTGATGATGCCTATATTCAAAAAGTATTTGCTATTGGTGACACAACAGATCATTCTGTTCAGACAAAAGTTCTGGACTCTTATGGAATTAAGTCACGCTTTAGTTATAATCTTGGGTTTGCTGACCTTGATCGTGAAATTGCCGCTGGAAGACCTGTAGTTATTGGCATTCTTCATAGAGGTACTTTATCCAGTCCTACAGGTGGACATATGGTTGTAGTGATCGGTAAGAAGGGTGAAGACTATGTTGTCAACGATCCTTATGGTTCCTTGAATGATGGTTATACAGGACCAGTTACAAATGGTAAAGGTGCAGTATATAAGAAATCGGATCTTAATTATAGGTGGTTAGAAAAAGGTAAAGATAAGACTGGGTGGGGACGTATTTTTGACGTAAAAAAGTAGAAACAGCACCACTTAAGAATGACATCCCTCTTTGTGGTGTTCAGTTAATTAAAACTTTTGAGGGATGTCATTTAAATTCTTATCCAGATCCTTTAACAAAAGGACCTCCAATTACAATAGGATGGGGAAGTACGAAGGATTTTGATGGAACTCCTTTTAAACTAGGTAGAGTTATTACTCAAAATTATGCTGATACGTTACTTGAGTTTGATTTAAAAAATAGGTTTCTTCCATCACTTTCAAAAATACCATATTGGGGAGAGATGAATGAAAATCAACAAGGCGCAATTCTTAGCTTTGCTTATAATCTTGGCGCTGATTTTTATGGAAGCTCTGATTTTAATACGATAACAAGAGTCTTAAAACATAAAGAGTGGTCTAAAGTTCCTGATGCCTTATATCTTTATCGTAATCCAGGAACAAGAGTTGAGGCGGGATTAGCAAGAAGAAGAAAAGCAGAAGGAACTCTTTGGAATACTCACATATAAGGTTCTGCTATTCCTTCATTTAACATTCTTTCATTTACTGTGACTGGATCACCTACAAGATAAAGAGTGCCAAGTATTCTTCCATACTTGTCTTCTTTTGTTGTTTCAATAATCCACTCTCCTTCACGGGAGAGTTCTTTTTTTAACCATTCTTTTGCAATAAGACCTTTATCTTTTTCTTCTACATTTAGAGTTCTTGTTTCTGCAGCATTAATACCTTTAAGACGAACTCTTTGTCTGATAGTAATACCAAACCCCAAATCAATACTTAGATCAACTGTGTCTCCATCAATTACTCTGTTGATCTTTTTTATTTTGTACTGATACATCTTTCATCTCATCGTTTGCCATCTTAAGTATGTAGTAAATTATCCAAGCAGTAAATGATAATCCAGTACTAAGTAGGATAAAAACTCCCCAAGGAAAATCGTAAATCATTTATAATCTACCTTCTTGTTTATGAATCCAAGTCTTCAGTTCATCCAAATATTTTCTTAACATTTCTGCTTTTGTGAGATGCCACTCATCACCGCTCTTGAAGTATTCTTGAGTGTGATTGTCAATTGCTTTTAGAATATTATGGATAGGAGCATTCCAAGGCTCACGCTTTGGAGTATTCCATTCTCTTGGCATAAATCCTCACTTTTTCTTTCCGCCGTTCTTTGCCTTCTTAGCAGTCGCATTACCTTGATTTTGTTTGGACTGCTTACCACCAGCAGAACCCTTTTTACCCTTGTTTGGCGACTTGGACATTTTTTAAAATGCGTTATAACTTATTTATATGTACCACTTTAAAAATTGGTTTACTTGACAAATCCTAAATAAAAACTTATTATGGAAAAATCCCTGTTATGAGCAGGGTACTTATTATGAGATTTTGAGTTTGATTTAGAGCCGTGGGGATTGCCCCTTGAGAGAGGGGATGTGCGCTTTCCTTATACGGATGTAGAGTTCAATTAATTTTAATGCTAAACTTCTTTACTGTAGCCCTGCCTCTTCTGGCATCGGTTACAACCATAACGGCAACACTGCCATCATCTGCTAGTGCTCCTTCATATTCTATTATTAAGGAGTTTGAACCAGAGAAGACAGCGATCCTAGAGGTTGCTCCCGAAAAGCCAAAAGAGAAAAGGCTAATTTGTAAAGGGTGTAATGAAAATGAAAATGCTACCCTGGCATATTTCCAGGAACGTGGTATTAAAGACAAAAACGCCCTTGCTACCATCATGGGTAACATTCGTCAGGAATCAACTTTTGTTCCTAACATTTGTGAAGGTGGTAGTAGAACCAGTTATCATAACTGCTGGCGTGGTTATGGACTGATTCAATGGACATCTGCAAATCGTTATTATGGATTGGGTGATTTTGCTAAGAAGTATGGTGGTTCACCATCATCTCTTGAAACTCAACTTCGCTATTTAACAACAGAAGTTCAGTGGAGACAGATTGAAGATGGGATGAAGGTTCCAGGAAAATCTATCAATCGATACATGGACTACGCTTATAGATGGATTGGATGGGGGCATCACGGTGCCCGTACTTCGTATGCTTATGATTATGCTAACAGAATGATCACCGTAGATCTCTGAATATTGGGGGAGTTTTTCAAACTCCCCTTTTTTTTTATCTTAAACGCATATATATAATTAACCACTTTAATTATATCAAAGGAGTGTATTATGTCTGAAATCGTTCAACAAATTACTGATGCAGTAACAGCATGGCAAACTGAGGATGCGAAGTTCGCTAAGGGAAATAGTGCAGCGGGTACCCGTGCTCGTAAGGCACTACAAGAAATTACTAAGCTTGCAAAAGCACGCAGAGCAGAAATTTCTGAAGAAAAGGCAACACGTAAAGCAGCAAAAGCAGCTGTTTGATAAAATAAATAGAGGGGAGTACATACTCCCCCCTTATGTCTATTCAAAATCTTCCAGATGATGAGAAAGATTTTGTTAATATTGCAGCTAGAGCGGGTCATCTAAAGGTTGATACTGAAATAGGTGAGATTAAACTTAATTCTTATAATGAAATTGAAGTTCAACCTGAGGGAACTATTTTTGGTGCAAGAGTTAAAGTTGAAGAGAATGGATCAATTACTCCTACTTTGACTTTTGATACTAAAAAACTTAGAGATCCAAAAAAACATATTGATCCTGAAAGTATTATTGATTCTGCACTAGAAGACTTTTTGGAGAATAACGATGTTTAAAATCTTTGAAATTAAAGATGGAAAGACATCATTTTTTCCTATTTTAAATCCTAAAAATATTAAAGGATTTTTTATAGTATCAATCATTATGATATTTGCAGTAGCATTATCTGGATGGTTGAAGATTGATGAGAAAGATATCTGGAAATTTTACAATCTTTTAATTCAACAATTCGGTCTTAAGAATCAGATACCACCTATAGATCGACCAAAAGAAATAGAAGCAAGAATTGAACTGGAAGTTGATAATGCAATTAGGGATGTAACTCCAGAATATGACAGAATTATCTCAGAAGCAGATCAAAAATATAAACCAAGATATGTTGATGAGAAGAATGATGAGAGTGTGTGTTATACGGATGAATGTAAGGCACTCGCACCTCCTATGAGAATCTGCTCCGTATGGGTTGACGACTGCCCTAAGGACTGATACAATACTCTCATAGGCAGCAGGGGTCCAAACCTTGTGTAAGACCTGCCCCTCCCACGCCTCTCAACGATGCGCAAACAGGGAGGTCTCTTGGGTAGGTGTCCGAGTGGTTAATGGAAACGGACTGTAAATCCGTCGGCTCCGCCTTCGGGGGTTCGAATCCCTCCCTACCCACCTTGGAGGATTGGCTGAGTGGATTAAAGCAGCGGTTTGCTAAACCGCCGAAGGGGTTAACCCTTCCGTTGGTTCAAATCCAACATCCTCCGCCAGGGTTTGTAACTCAACGGTAGAGTAACGGGCTTTTAACCTGGAAGTTGTGGGTTCAAATCCCACTAAACCCATATGGGAGATTAGCTCAGTTGGTTAGAGCGCACGACTGATAATCGTGAGGTGCCTGGTTCGAGTCCAGGATTTCCCATTTGACAATCGGATCCTTAACTGGTATGATTGTCTTATGTCTCAGTAGCTCAGCGGAATAGAGCAACCGCCTTCTAAGCGGTCGGTCGCTGGTTCGAATCCAGCCTGAGACGCTTGACAAACTCTTAAGGGTTTGTTAATATATAAAGGTGATAGAGGTTAAATCCCTGTTATACCCTTATGAGGTATATCACATTTAACCCATCTTATTGGGGGATCGCCAAGCGGTAAGGCTGCGGGTTTTGGTTCCGCCATTCGTAGGTTCGATTCCTACTCCCCCAGCCACATCTTATTCCACAATAGCTCAGCGGTAGAGTCGGTGACTGTTAATCACTTGGTCCCTGGTTCGAATCCAGGTTGTGGAGTTGATAGGGTTGGAAATATCCGATTCTATCATATTTTCACCGCCCTCTAATGCGGTGAAAATCGCGGAAAGTGTCTTCCGCTGGTGATGGGCACTCATCACCGTTCCGTAGGTGCCAAATACCCCTTCTGGTTAATGCTGGAAGAAGTAAAGAGGGAGAACATAGGTAAAGTTCTTTCCACCTACCATATGCCTTTCTAGCTCAGTGGTAGAGCACTCGCCTTGTAAGCGAGCGGTCATCAGTTCAAATCTGATGGGGGGCTTGACAAACTTCTGAAGTTTGTTATATACTTTTCCTATCCGTGTGAAGGAAATGTGCTGGGAGAGAAATCTCCCACTTTGCGGTTGTAGTTCAGTGGTAGAACGCTATCCTTCCAAGTTAGATGTCGTCGGTTCAAATCCGATCAGCCGCTTCGGGAATCCGTATTCCCACTAAAAACTAAATACTAATGCGTGACAAACCTCAACTACTCGTTTAGTTACGTGAATTCGACGGAGTTATGTCGAAACTCCTTACATCCGCAGGTAAACTCTGCGAGAAAATATAGAGGTACTTATGTTTAAATCCGCTTTCGCAGCAACTCTTGCTGCAACTCCACTTGTCGCTGGTGCTGCGTTTGCAGAACCCTATGGGACTTATGGACCTTATGTGGAATCACAAGTTACGAGCATCGCACAGTTTTCTGATGTTCGTCCTACCGATTGGGCATATCAGGCACTCAGCAACCTTGTAGAGCGTTATGGTTGCGTTGCTGGTTATCCTAACGGTACTTATGGTGGTGGTCAGTCGATGACCCGTTATGAGGCAGCAGCACTTCTGAATGCCTGTCTGGATCGTGTAACTGAAGTTACCGATGAACTGAAGCGTCTTCAAACCGAATTTGCTGCTGAACTTGCAGTTATTCGTGGACGTGTTGACAAACTGGAAGCACAAGTTACTACACTTGAGGCACAACAGTTCTCTACAACCACTAAACTGCGTGGTGAAGCAAACTTCGTAATTGGTAATGTTGACGAGTACAAAACCAAAGATGGTGATCAAACTCGTGCTGCATTTAACTATGATCTTCGTCTGAACCTGGATACTTCATTTACTGGTAAGGATCTGCTTCGCACTCGCCTGCGTTCTGCTAATTTCAGTAGTGATCCTTTTGGTTCCAGCTCTTCTCTGTTCAAACTGGATAAAGCAGATGGTACTGTAAGTGAAGTTGGTAACAATGTAGTTATCGACCGTCTGTACTATCAGTTCCCTGCTTTCAACAACAGCACTACTATTACTGCTGGTGCTCTTGTTCGTAATACTGAAATTGCTTGGGTTCCTTCTGCTTATAACTCCAAGATCCTTGACTTCTTCCAAGTTGGCGGTACTCCTGGTGTCTATAACAAGGCAGTTGGTTCTGGTTTCGGTATCCAGTACGGTAAGAAAGGTCTTGTTGCTGGCGTAAACTATGTTGCACAAGCAGGTCAAGATAGTGAGCGTGGTGAATTTGATGAGTCTGGTGCTCTGAACACTTTGGCACAAATCGGTTATCGTGGTACTAACTACGGTATCGCATTTGGTTATCGTTATGGTACTGAAGGCACTCGTGTTCGTACCTATAATGGTTTCGATGGTGCTTCTGGTGCTCTGGTTCCTGGTCAAACCTCTAATGGTTATGCCGTGAACGCATACTGGCAACCCAAGCAGTCTGGTATTGTTCCTTCTGTTTCCGTTGGTTATGGTTGGAATACTGTAAGTGGCACCAAGAGTGATGCTACTGACAGTCAATCCTGGATGGCAGGTCTTCAGTGGGAAGATGTGTTTGTCAAAGGCAACTCCGCAGGTGTTGCTGTAGGTCAAGCACCAACTGGTGAAGATCTTGAGAAGACAACGATGCTTGAGTTCTTCTACAAGTATCAAGTGTCTGATAACATCAGCATCACTCCTGCGATCTTCTACGCAAGCGACAATCAGCGTCTTGCTAAAGATTCTTCCAACTGGGGTGGTGTAATCCAGACGACCTTCAAGTTCTGATAATAAACTGGGAGGAGCAATCCTCCCTTTTTTATGGAGATAAAAAAATGATTAAATCTATTTTAACTGCTTCTGCCATTATTGCTGCTACTACTTCTGCTGCATTTGCTGGTCCTGCTACCAGATTGAATGCTGTTGATACTCCATATGGACAAACGGTCTGTATGCAAAGAGCAAAAAATAAACTTTTTATTATGGGAGCAACTAGTATCAATTCAAATAATGTTTCCATATGGGGGCATATTGGTGAGTCTATTATTGGAGTTTGGTGTAGAGGAACTGAAGCAATTATTGTTGTTGCTGGTAATGATAGTAGTGTATTGGATGGTCTTAGGGATGAAGTTAAGGGAGTTTTTTGATTTCTTAACCTATTCTTAGTGGACTTTGACTTTTACTTTTAGTAAAATTAATTCGTAGTTATTCACTTTTTATGAAACTCAAACACATTTTTGCAATTGGTCTTCTTGCTGCACCTACTGCTGCACTTGCAGGAACGACTTTGAACGGTGCTGGTGCCACCTTCCCTGCACCAATTTATCAACGCTGGTTCCAAGATTATGCACGAACTTCTGGGAATAGGGTTAATTATCAGTCCGTTGGTTCTGGTGCTGGTGTTCGTCAATTCCTTGCGGGCACAGTTGACTTCGGAGCAAGCGACGAACCAATCAAACCAGCAGAAGCAGCAAAGGTGAAGCGTGGTGTCGTTCAGATTCCTATGGTGGGCGGAACGATCGCTGTTGCTTATAACAAGCCTGGATGCACTCTGAAACTTACTCAGAAGCAAACTGTAGACATTTTTGCTGGACGTATTAAGGATTGGAAGGCACTTGGTTGTGCTGCTGGTCCTATTCGCACCGTATATCGTGCAGATGGTTCTGGAACTACCTTTGCCTTTACCAACTCACTGGATGCCTTTGGTGGTTGGACTGCTGGTGTAGGTAAGGCAGTTAAGTGGCCTACTGGTATTGGTGCAAAAGGTAATGAAGGTGTTTCAGGTTCCATTCGTCAAACTCCTGGATCTATTGGTTATGTGAATACTGGATTTGTGAAAGCAAACAAACTCCAAGCAGCAGCAATCCAAAACAAGGCAGGCAAGTTTGTTCTCCCTACTGCATCTTCTGGTTCTGCTGCTCTGAATGGCATCAAACTGGACGCAAACCTTGCTGGTGAAAATCCCAATCCTGCTGGAGCAACTGCTTATCCGATTTCTACTCTGACTTGGGTTCTTGCCTATAAGACTGGTAATGGTGAAAAAGCAGATGATATTCGTGTTGCTCTCAAGTATGCTCTGAGTTCTAAAGCACAGGGTATTGCTGATGATCTGGGTTATGTTCCTTTGAGTGGTTCTATTCTTAATAAGGCACGTATCGCTGTAGATCGTATCGGTAAGTGATATGTGAGGGGGAGTTGACAAACTCCCCTTTTTATTGTATCCTATATAATGAAAGAGGCAAAGAATGAAAATTAATCTTTGGTACTGTAAAGATATGAATCTGTGGAGATGGACTCTTTGTGATGATCATCGTCCAATTTGTAAACAAGAAACTGGTCAGCAACCAAATCTTCGTGATGCTATGAATGATGTAGCAAATACTGTTGAATATCTTATGAGTCAATCTTGACTTTTTATAGGGCGATTAACTCAGCGGTAGAGTGCCTCCTTTACACGGAGATGGTCACTGGTTCAATCCCAGTATCGCCCACTTTATAAATACTCTAAAAAGAGTATAATGGAAAAACTTTATAAATTACTTAGTGATGCTCAGTCATCACTTTTTGTGCTATTCCATAAAACCTGGGCATTTCATTGGAATGTAGTAGGGTCTGATTTCACACAACTTCACCAACTTTTTGGTGGACAATATGAAACTATGTTTGAAGAGATCGATCGTCTCTCTGAACATATGCGTTTTTTAAACGTAAAACCTTTAAGTTCTCTTTCTAGAATGCTTGAGGTTACTCAGATTAAAGAGGCAGCAAGTTCAACAACGGCAAATAATATGCTTTCTGAACTTCTTGAAAATAATGAAAAGTTTTGTGATTTATTGAAAGAAATTTCTGAGGAAGCAGAAGATCAGAAATCATATGCTACTGCTAATTTAGTTCAAGATTTGATGGAATCACACGGTAAGTTTATTTGGATGTTAAGATCACATTTACAATAATTATTTTTTGATAAAATGGAAAATTTAAGAATTAGATGCCGTACCTGTGGTAGGGAGATAGAGGGGCATCAGGCAAAAACCGTATCCTGCGGTTGCTCAAATATGGCAACAGTTCGTGGAGATAAGATTTCAGCAGTTGACTTATCCCAAGTTGTTATGCTAAACTCTTTAAAGAAAAATCAAAACAAAGGTGTGTTGACTTCTCAAGATATTGCTTGGCAAGAAGCACGTCGTCAACGTAAAGTTAAGCGTCTTGATTTTGAAGTCCGTTAAGGACTTAATCCTGGAAAGGTGGTCGAGTGGTTGAAGGCTCTAGTCTTGAAAACTAGCGATGTGAAAGCATCCGTGGGTTCGAATCCCACCCTTTCCGTTACGAATAATACAAATTTTAGATTTTTTTAATCTATATTTTTGTATCAACACAAACTTGACAAAGTAAAAATACTCACTAGTATAACTAGTAGTATTCAACTTAAAACGTATGGATCAACACACCTACAATAACTGGGTGAAGATCAAAGAAACTTTTGAAACTTCTGGTAATACTGATAATATGTTTTACAAGAGAGCAGTTGAAATTGTAAAAACACGCAAAGATCCTCTTGCAAAGTTTCTTGGAGATGAGAAGTGATGGAACCTTATGACGAATTTATTACTCGTTCAGAAGTTCAGGAGATGATCGATGCAGCAATACGACGACACAACCGTAATGCTTCTATCATTAGTATGTGCGTCGGTTGGGTGGTTCTTGCTTTATTTGCTGAGGGACTTCTAAGACTTATAGGTGTTATTCCACCATTATTTCCATGGATTAAAATTACTTTAAATTCATATGGGTAGAACAATTTATACCTCACTAACAATTTTTGGTATGATTGGATATTTTATTATTTGGGCACTTAATAACGCATATGTAAAATGATTTTTCATATTGTAGAAGCACTAGCAGCAAGTCCAATATGGTTGGGACTTTGTGGAGCAGGCTTGACGATTGCTCCGATTATGGGTATAATGTTTATACACCGAACTAAATAACGGTGTAACGGAGTGTAGCGCAGTTTGGTAGCGCATCCGCTTTGGGAGCGGGCGGTCGTAGGTTCGAATCCTATCACTCCGACTTGCCAGTTTTTTAACTGGTACACTTGACAAACAAAAACTCAACCTTTATAATACTAGAGCAAACAAAACAAAACAATGTCTCTGATCGAAAAATTCAAGAAAGATGTCAGTACTCTTCGTGCTGCTGCTAATGGTGACTTCTACCTTGATGTAAAGAATCCGAAACTTTATAAAAAGGTGCGCCGCTTCTATGAAAATGAAGGTGCGGTGTTCTCTGGAGAACCTCTTGATGATTATGAAATCCTGATGGAATATATTGCACAGGATCTTGAAACTGTTGAGGTTGCGTAATGAAAGTTGTTAGGAAACCCACCGTTCTTTTAGAACGTTTTCCTTATCGCTATGTTCAGGTAGGTACATTAGAAATTAATGGAAAACCTGATTATCGAATTCAAAAAGTAGATTCTTATACTGGGAGGTATAAGGATATGTATCTTTTGGATAATGAAATGCAACTTATGACTGCTATGGAAGATCACGATTATACCTGTTGGTTAGATCCTGATGGTGTTCCTGCATATGTAAAAGATGATTGAATAGTCACGGATGGACTTAAACAGCACTGGTCGGGAGCAAACCCCTTATTCGTTTTCTTAGTTTTTTAAAACTAAGTGGTGGAGTCATATGACCCTCTATGGTTTCTTACTTTCCCATTAAAAAGTAAGTGGTGCGGATGGGGAAACCCCGCCTGGTTTCTTGCTTCCAGGTAAAAAGCAAGTGGCGAGCCTGAGTTACTTTAGATGGGTTGTTTAAACCCATCTTTTTTTATATAATACATAATATAACGATATATGTAATTTTTTATGAATTCTAAAATATTAGCGATAAATGGATATCACGATGCTTCCGTTACATTTGTTGATAGGAATGATCAGATAAGAATTTTTGAATATGAAAGATTTTGTAAAAAAAGATATGGTGTCTATAGGCAAAGAGACGATAATACTAGTATAGGAACTAATGAAGAAATTAGGAATAGGTTCTTAAATTATATTAAAATTCATCTTAAAGAGAAACCTAAAACAATTTTATATACTGAGTTAGATTATGAAGATATTGAATATTTAAAAAAACATTTTCCAAATACAGAATTTTTCCGTATGGGGCATCATATGTCTCACTGTGCTGGTGCATATTTTGAAAGTGGATTTGTTAATGCCTTAGCTATTTCTTTAGATGGTGGCGGACTAGATTATCAGAGTGGAAATGATCTAGCACTTAGAAGTTATAGTGTCTATAAATTTATGAATGGTGAAAGTGAGACTATTGCACACACCAATTTCAATAGGGGTGAGTATGTATTTAATCCTGGTATTTACGGTGCCTTTGGATATTATGTAAGTGAAATTAAGAAAGAGTGTGATGATAACGGAAAATCTCAAAAAAATGCTTTACCATATGCTGGAAAAATAATGGGATTAGCAGCCTATGGTAAAGTTAGAGATGAGTGGATTCCTGCCATAACTAATTTTTACAAATATCATCCAGTAGATCATTGGACTCAATATGATTCTATTGAAAATAAATTAATTGATGAAATTGGAATTGATTTATTTGAAAATTGCTTTGAAGGACAAGATAGTTATGATTTGGCTGCAACAAATCAACACGTTTTTGAAGAATTGTGTTTTGAATATGTGAAACCATTTATAGAAAAATATAATTTGGATGTAGTTTTTTCTGGAGGGTGTGCTTTAAATGTTTTATTCAATCAAAAATTAGCAGAATATCTCAATAGTAAAAATTTAAAACTTTATGTTCCACCATATCCTGGAGATTGTGGATTATCTTTCGGGAATATTGTTTCGTTTACATCCACTAGATGTAAACCATCCGTATATTGTGGTATTGATATTATGGATAGGGACAAACTGATTGATTATTACGATGTTTATCATTCAAAAAATAAAGTTAAATTTTATCAAATTGGTGATATAATTGATTTAATCAAAGATGGTAAAATAGGAGGAGTTATACAAGGATATTCTGAGGTTGGTCCTAGAGCACTAGGTAATAGAAGTATTATTTGCGATCCTTCTATAGCGGATATGAAAGATATTCTAAATGCCAAAGTTAAATTTAGAGAATGGTTTAGACCTTTTGCTCCAGTTTGTAGAGAAGAAGATAAAAACATATATTTCGAAAATCCATATCCTTCTGAATATATGTCATACGCTCCTAAAGTAAGAGAAGAATATCAATCTCTTTTGCCTGCTATTACTCATGAGGATGGTACTGCAAGACTTCAAACTGTTACTAAAGATCAGCACAGTTTGTTTTATGATATATTAACTGAATTAAATAAACGCAATCATATATCTGTTATTATGAACACATCCTTTAATATAAAAGGTAAACCAATTCTAACTACTTTGGAAGATGCTTTTTATGTATTGGAAAATACTGAATTAGACTTTTTAATTGTTGAAAACTTTTTATTTACAAAATGAAAATAGCATTAATTACTGGCATCACAGGGCAGGATGGATCCTATCTTGCTGAACTTCTCCTTGAAAAAGGATATGAAGTTCATGGAATTATTCGTAGATCTTCTATGATCAACACTGATCGTATTGATCACATTTATAATCAAATCAAACTTCATTATGGAGATCTTACTGACTCAACTAATCTTGTAAGAGTGATTCAGCAAGTTCAACCAGATGAGATCTACAATCTTGGTGCTCAAAGTCACGTAAAGGTATCTTTTGAGATGCCTGAATATACTGGTATGGTTGATGGTCTTGGAACTCTTCGTATTCTTGAAGCAGTTCGTCTTTTGGGAATGGAAAAGAAAACAAGAATTTATCAGGCATCTACTTCTGAGATGTTTGGTAAGGTTCAAGAAATTCCTCAGTCCGAAACCACACCTTTTTATCCTCGTTCACCTTATGGAGTTGCAAAAGTTTATGGATACTGGATCGTTAAAAACTACAGAGAGTCATATGGATTACACGCAAATTCTGGAATTCTTTTCAATCACGAATCCCCTAGAAGAGGAGAAACTTTTGTCACAAGAAAAATCACTCGCGGATTATCATCCATTTCAACTGGGCAACAAGATATACTATATCTCGGCAACCTGAATGCAAAACGCGACTGGGGGCACGCTAAAGACTTCGTAGAGGCGATGTGGTTGATGCTACAGCAGGATGAACCAGATGATTATGTAATCGCCACAGGAGAGCAGTACTCGGTGCGTGAGTTCGTTGAGGCCGCAGCACCTTATTTTGGTATGCAGATTACTTGGAGAGGTGAAGGGGTTGATGAGATCGGATATGATATTTTTACTGGAAAAGAGGTTATTAAAGTCAGTCCTAAATATTTCCGACCTGCTGAAGTAGAGACCTTATTAGGTGATGCCACTAAGGCAAAAGAAAAACTAGGTTGGGAACCTAAGATTTCTTTCAAACAATTAGTTGAGGATATGTGCATTTATGGACAGTGATTCTAGGGTATTAGTTGCTGGTGCCAACGGAATGGTTGGTTCGGCAATCCTGAGAAACCTTGAGAGTAAAGGTTATACCAACATCATAAAAGGAACTCGTGATGATGTTGACTTTACAAATCAAGATGAAACCGAAAGATATTTCTGCTCAGAAGAACCTGAGTATGTGTTTGTTGCTGCTGCCAAAGTTGGTGGCATTATGGCAAACAACAACTACAAGGCAGATTTTCTGACTGAGAATCTTCAAATCCAAACCAATCTTATTCAACAATCTTATAATTTTGGTGTAAAGAAACTGTTGTTTCTCGGTTCTTCTTGTATTTACCCTAAGTTTGCAACTCAACCAATTACAGAAGATCAGTTGATGACTGGTGCTCTGGAACCAACTAATGATGCTTATGCTATTGCAAAGATCGCTGGCATTATGATGTGCCAGGCATATCGCCAACAGCACGGGTTTAATGCTATCTCCCTGATGCCTACGAACCTTTATGGTCCTAATGATAACTTTGATCTGGAGACCTCACACGTTCTCCCTGCGATGATTGCTAAGTTCCATTATGCTAAAGAATCTAAAGAATCAGTCACTCTTTGGGGTGATGGTTCTGCTATGAGAGAGTTTCTACACGTTGATGACCTTGCAGAGGCGTGTTATGTTTGTATGCAAAACTATAATGAAGCGGAACACATTAATGTTGGAACTGGTGAGGACGTAACAATTAAAGAACTTGCGCACACAATTTCTGATGTTGTTGGATTTATGGGTGATATTGAGTGGGATACTACAAAACCAAATGGCACTCCCCGTAAAGTTCTTAATGTAAATAAAATTAAATCACTTGGATGGGAACCTAAGATTAGTCTTTGTGATGGTATTAGAGAAACCTATAACTGGTATAAGAAAAATGTTGTCCTTTAATAATATAGGAAATCTTGGCAGACTTGCTAATCAAATGTTTCAGTATGCTTCATTAAAGGGTATTGCTAGGTACAGACAATATGATTTTTGTATACCGCCAAAAGAAGTATTTGGTAGGATTGATGCTAATGTTAGACAGACCGATTTAAATCTTTATGATGTTTTTGACATAGAAAAATCTAATGAAATATTTTTAACTAAAAATCCAATTTTTGCGGAAAGAACTCATTCATTTGATGAAGAAATGTTTATAAATTGTCCAGATAATGTAGATTTATTTGGATATTATCAAAGTGAAAAATATTTCAAACATATTGAGGAAGAAATAAGAAAAGATTTTTTATTTAAAGAAGAATTATTGGACATATGTAGTTCTTTTGTTGAAGATAACTTTGATACAGAGATAATTTCTTTACATGTTCGTAGAGGTGATTATGTTACTAATGCAAATCATCCTTTACAAGATGAGCAGTATTATATAAAATCTTTAAATAGTTTACCTGATGATCTTCCTGTTATAGTTTTTTCAGATGATTCTAATTGGTGTAAAGAGCAAAAAATATTCTCCCCAGACAGGTTTGTAATATCTGAAAATAATTCAACTGATTTTGATCTCTGTTTAATGAGTCTTTGTCAATATCATATTATTGCTAATAGTTCTTATAGTTGGTGGGGTGCCTGGTTGGCAAATAGTAAAAAAGTCATAGCACCTAATAATTGGTTTGGTGGTGACTGTGTAAATAAGACTATAGAAGATATGAAATTTAAAAATCTTTACTTCATTTAGGAGATATGAAATGAAAAAATATCTTATGGTTGTTGCAAACTATCCAGATAATAGGCAGCAATTTTTTGAAACATATATGTCTCCTAGAAATAAGGAGTATTGCAATATCCATGGGTATGAATATCTAGAATATATTGGACCTTATCAATCTTTTAGGGATCATCCTACTTGGTGGAAATTTACTATTGTTAGAGATCTTATCAATAATGGAACTCTGAAGGATGGTGATATTCTTACACATATTGATGCTGATATGTGTATACATAAACTCGATGTTAATTATCCTTGTAATAAATCGTTTACATATTGTATAGATTCTGGTAATACACATTGTATGGGATCATATTCTATACGTGTAAATGATTGGACTAAAAATATGATTAATCTTCTGTTAGATGATAACAGATATGAAAACTTAAAGGATAAGATTACTCTTCACGAATATTTTGGTCATTATGATAGTTTTTGGAGTATTTTTAGGGAACAAGCTTCTTGGTATTCTTTAGCAGGAATTAAACGACATTCAAATATTCCATTTTATAATCTCGCTCACTATGGTTGGCACTCTTTTAAAGATGAGTGGACTGTTTATTCGTTAGATGAATTATATCAGCACGTTGAAATTTTACCAACTTGTTGGAATGTAACAGAAATGCCTGGGGAATCTGGATGTACTTTTAATATAAATCCAGTAGAAAGGAAAGATGTAATTATTCGCCATTTTGCTGGTGGACAACCTTGGAGAAGTGAGTGGTTTTGAAAAATGATAGAAATTAATTATTTGGGTAGATTTGGAAATCAATTGTTTCAGTATGCTATTGGTAGAATTATCTCTGAGAAAAAAAATCTATCTATAATTTCTGGAAATTATGGAGATCCTGAGGAAAAGGAAATCAGTATTTTTAAGTCATCTGAACAAGAGCAGAGAATAATAGTTCATGATAATCCTCTTGTTATTCGTGGATTTAAGTTAGATTATGATGAAATATTTGAGCATAGTGGAAAATATATTTTGTATGGATATTTTCAAGATTATGAAAATATTTTACCATACAAAGATTTTATAAAATCTTTGTATAATTTTGAAAAAAAGAAAGACTTGTATCGCCTTACTGATTATTATACTAGTGGTGGTAGTTTGGATATGGATTATTATATGGATGTTATTGAACAGTCTCAAAAAATTCCAGTCATATATACTGATGATTCAAATAATCCGTGTATACAAATAATTAAAGATACATATAATTGTAAAGTTCATAACAATAGTTCTTGGATTGATTTTGTAGAATTATCTTCCTACAAACATATATGCATTTCTCAATCATCATTTTCTTGGTGGGCTGCGTGGTTATCTAATGCTGAAAAAATTTATTATCCATTAAGCAGCAAAAAATATTGGCAACATAGAAATGATGGTAATGATGTCAATTTAGTTGTTACTGACGAAGATAGGTACATTTATATTTGATTTTTATGAATAATTCTATTGAACCAATAAAAAGAGAAGAGTGTTTAATAAGCGGTAAAAAAGATATCGTTAATTTACACACATTTAAAAATTTTCCAGTATATATTTCATGTACAGATTCTGATCCTTCTGAAGATATTTTCCTTGATATGGAATGGGGATATCCTGAAGGTGGAACTGTGCAATTAAATAAATTAGTTCCTCCAAATATTCTTTATGATAAGCATCATAATTCTGGAATGGTTGGTAGCACCTGGGAAAAACATCATCAAATATTTTTTGAATTTATCAATAAAAGAAAAATAGGTAATGTTTTGGAGATAGGAGGCGCTAGTGGAAACCTATCAAAAAAATTTTTTAATATTTTTGACAATGTTTCTTGGGAGAATATTGAACCTGGAAAGCACTCAAATACTGATACTAGAGTTAAATTAATAAATGAATATTTTGAAAATTATGATTTTTCCAAAAAATATGATACTATAGTTCATTCTCATGTTTTCGAGCACATATATGAACCTATTAAATTTTTGAAAAAGGTAAACGAAGTATTGGAAGATGGTGGGTACCATTATATTTCAATACCAAATATGAAACATTGGTTATGTAATAATTACACAAATACATTAATGTTTGAACATACTTTTTATGTTGATGAAGACGTTTTAGAAACTCTTTTGAATATAAGTGGATTTGAAGTGATCGATAGGTTATTTAATAATCATTCAATTTATATTTGCTGTAAAAAAGTATCTCCATCTGATGATATTAAGTATGATTCTGAAAAAATAAGAGATATGTTTTTAAAATATGTTAATTTTCTCGTTTCTGATATTGATAAAATAAAAAGAGATATTCTGGGTAAAAAAGTATATGCTTTTGGCGCTCACATATTTACTCAAATGATCTTAAATTTTGGTGTTGATGAATCCAATATTATATCAGTTTTAGATAATGATAAACAAAAACAGGGTAAAAGATTATATGGAACTAATCTTTTTGTAAAATCTCCTACTATACTAGAAGATGAAGATGAACCTATTGTCATTTTAAGATGTGGTTCTTATACTGAAGAAATAAGAGAGAACTTATTAAAAATAAATAAAAAAATTAAATTTATTTGATATGAGAGTAGCCCTTTGCTTTTCGGGACAGATTAGAAGTTTTGATCTAGTTAAAGAAGATTTATTAAAAAATCTTATAGAACCAAATAACTGCGATGTTTTTATGCACGTATGGCATAAGTATGACAGTTCAAAATATGTTAATTATTTTAATCCATCTGATAACAATTATACCCATTATGGGTCATATAATAATGATATACTCAAAAATGTAATTGATACATTAAAACCAGTATCTTTTCAATTTGAATATCCATTTATACCACAAAATACTAGAAGTGCTTTTTATTCTGCTATGAAGTGTAATCAACTTAAACGTGGTTATGAGGATATGATGCAATTTAAATATGATGTTGTAATTAAAAGTAGAACCGATATTTTATTTCAAGATACATTTTCTGTAGATAATGTCTTAGCAAATGTTGTTTATTTGTCTTTTAGACCAGGTGGTTGTGGAGGAGTAAATGATTCTTTAGCATATGGGACATCAACTATTATGGATCTTTATTGTGATATGTACAATTCATATAAGGATACTGAAAGGATAAATCAACTTTGTCCAGAAGGCATAGTTCACGAGTATTTACTAAATAAAGGTGTTCAATTACAGAAACCTCCTAATAGGTACTCTATTATAAGAGAAGATAAATCTATCATTCCTCTTAATTAAAATTATTTTGTATTATTAATGTTATGGAAAAAATAAAAGAATTTACGATATCTTTGCACTGTGGATGTAGTCAAGAAATAGTAAATAATCAAATAGAAGCATTAAAACCATTAGAAGAGAAGTATAAAATTTATTGGAATAATAGAATTGATAGATACCCAAAATTGTATCCTAGTTATTCTCAGTTGATGAATCATGCTATTGCAACTTCTCCAACAGAATGGATTATATTGATGAATGATAGATTGTTTCCTACTGTAGATGAAGTAGAAAAAACGATTAATCTTTTAGAAAATGGATATTCCTGTGTGTATCTTTTTAATATTGGATTCTTCGGATTATCTAAACAACTTATAAGAAAAATTGGGTGGTTTGATGAAGAATTTTATTTAGGTGGATGGGAAGATAGGGATTGGGTCTATAGACTTAGACAACATGATTTGTGTTTTTATGAGAGTTTAGAAAGCACATATGATATGCATTGTTCTATTCATTCAAAATCTCCTCTTAATGGTCCCCCTGGAGATGCTGAATCTGCTCCTAGGTGGAATCAGAAATATACACATTTTGATGATTGTATCGTTAAAAATATTCCTGATCCAAAGTACGAACACTGGGATTTATTTCTTGGAGAATCTAGAGAAGATATTAGTAGTTCTTGGAAAGGGTGGAATGATTCTGCGTTAAATATAATGTATAATCAAACTGATAGACCTGGATCTGGTCCTTCTGGATCTTCTATGATCGGATCTAGACCAATTATTGAAAGATTTTAAAACATTTGGAGACATTAAAAAATGTGGAGAGGAGAATTTATAAGTGATCTGATTAGAGATCTAAATTTTCAAAAGTACCTTGAATTGGGAGTTGCTAGGGGTTCTTGTTGGAATGAGGTTATTTCACCAGAGAAAGTTGGCGTTGATCTTATGAATGATTCTGTGTGGAATATTCCAGAAGTTATTTCAAAATCTACGGATGATTATTTTGAATCTTTAGATGAAAATAAAAAGTTTGATATTGTTTTTATAGATGCTGATCATAATAAAGATTCTGTAAAAAAAGATTTCTTCAATTCATTAAAACATCTAAGTGAAAATGGTGTAGTAGTATTTCATGATGTTTATCCTTTATCTGAGGAAAATACGCAACCACAGTCTTGTGGTACTGCTTATGCTTTTTGGGTAAGTTTAGTTGATCTTGTTCCTGAGAATACTTTTGTTTATATGGGTGAACCTGGGCATATTGAAGGAACTGTAGGAGTTTATTTTAATTCAAATAAAAAAATTGATTGGAATTCTTTTTCGGAAATGAATCATACTTATCAGCATTTTTACGAAAATCTTGATAAGTATATCATAAGTAAAAATAGTGAGTATAATCATATAGTTGATCAACATAAAAATCTTTGGGTTGTGTAATGAAAAATAAAAGAATTTTTTTGACAGGTGGAACTGGATTTCTAGGTAAATCGTTAATTAAAAAGTATTATGATGATAATGAAATTACTGTTTATTCTAGAGATGAGGCAAAACAATATTATTTAAAAAAACAATACCCAAATGTAGATTTTATTTGTGGTGATGTTAGAAATTATGATTTAATGAAAAGATCTAGTAAAGATCATAATATTGGAATATTTACGGCATCTTTTAAACAGATACAGGCTTGCCATGATAATTATGAAGAAGCAAATCAAGTGATTGTTCAAGGAGCATTTAATAGTAGAAGATGTTCTGAAGAAAATAACTTTGAATCTGCTTGTTTTATTTCAAGTGATAAAAGTCGCTCAGCAACAACAATATATGGCGCTATGAAGTATGTTGCTGGAGAATCTTTCATTTCAAATTCAAGTAAAACTTCGACTAAGTTAAGTACTGCAGTTTATGGAAATGTTCTTAACAGTACTGGAAGTATTTTACCATTAATGTGGAAAAGTATTAATGAGAAGTTTAGTCTTCAACTTTATGGTGAAGAAATGACTAGATTTTTTATTGATGTTGATGATGCTGTTGAATTAGTTGAGAAATCACTCCAATATGATGGATATAATATAATTCCCATTTTAAACAGTATGAGAATTGTTGATTTGTTTGAAATATTCGCAGAAGAGTTTGGGTTAAAATATTCTGTATCTACTTTGCGAAGTTGTGAAAAAGTTCATGAAATAATGGCGTCTCAAGATGAAATTCCAAGAATGAAAAAAGAAGATAGTATTTATTTGATGCATCAAACTAAAATATATGATGAGCAAAAATTTCCTAATAATCAATATTCTTCACAAGATTGCGTAATTTCCAAAAATGATTTATACTGTTTCTTAAAGGCAAAAAATTTTTATAAACCTTCATGAAAGTTTTTATATTTGGTTCTAACGGAATGTTGGGAACCTATTTGGTTAATTACTTAAAAAATGTATTTGAAGTAGTTCCTATTACTAGAAGTGATGTAGATCTTAATGATGATTTCTCATTAATTACTAATAAGTATCATTTTGATCATACTGATATTATTATTAATGCTGCTGGAGTTATCAAACAAAGAAATTTTAAACATTCCGAATTAATAAAAGTAAATAGTTTATTCCCCCACTTTTTATCAACTATTGGATGTAACGTTATACACATAACGACAGATTGTGTCTTTAGTGGAAAAACAGGATCTTATGATGAAGATAGCCTTCATGATTGTCTTGATGATTATGGTAAGAGTAAATCTCTAGGTGAATGTTATAACTTAACTACCATTAGAACCTCAATTATTGGTGAGGAGATGTATAATAAAAAATCTTTGGTTGAATGGGTTAAATCAAGTAAAAATTCTAAGCTTAGTGGATATTTAAATCATTTTTGGAATGGAGTAACCTGCTTAGAACTTTCTAAGCAAATAGAAATTATTATTAATTCTAATCAATATTGGAAAGGAGTGAGACATTATCATTCTCCAAATACTGTTAGTAAATACGAATTAGTTTCTTGTATTAATAAAATTTACGAACTGAACAATATTGTAAATCCAGTAATGGCAGAATATTGTGATAGAAGTTTGAAAACTATATATGACAGACCAATTAATAAATCAATCGAAGACCAAATCTTAGAAATGAAAAAATTTAATATTTTAAACAAATGACAAATAAAATAACGCTAGCAATACCTTTTTACAATACATCGCAGTATTTTCTTGAGTGTGTGAAATACGCACTAGATGATGATTTTGTTGATGAGATAGTAGTTAATGATGATTGCTCTAGACAGGAGCACTTAGATAATCTTGTTAACATAGTTAACTCTTTAAATACAGATAAAATAAGAATATTCAGAAATGCTTCAAATATGGGAGCTTTTAGGAATAAGTATCAAACAGTTATTAATTGTAAAAATGAATGGGTATACTTGCTAGATAGCGACAATTACCCTTTCGAAGAAACATATGATATTATAAAAAATATTTCTTTTTCAGATAAGAGTATTTGCTATTCTCCACAACATTTGTATTGTAAGAATGATAATGTTAAGGACTATGAAAATATTTCTGATTATGATTTTGGTTATGATATTATAGGAATAAATGAATCTAAAGAATGTTTAAGTAATAAAACTGTTTGGTTTGATTGGTTTGTTAATAGTGGAAATTATATTTTTTCTAGAGATAGTTATTTGAACTTTTTAAAAGAACCATTTGAGGATTTTAATACTCCACTTTTACAAGCTGATACTGCTGTTGCTTTTTATTATTGGTTAAAGAATGGCGGTAAGTTTAAAGTAGTAAAAAACTTACGACATCATCACAGACTTAGACAAGATAGTAATTGGCATACATGTGGTGTAGATTCTGATAGATCTGTAAAATTTTATGAGAAAAAGATAGAAGAGTTATGATTAGAATCGCAGATTGCCCAGAGCATTTTTTACCTAAAATGCCAGTTGTCTATCCACCCCATCAGGGATGGAATCCTATGATAGAGGAGAGGGCATATAACTTTTTTTCCTCAAAAACTGATATTGAATCTGATTACATCTACATTCCAATTCAATGGACTTCCTGGCATATTAATCCAGGTGGGGAATATGGGCAAAATACCCAACCATTAATTTCATACTGTGAAGATTTGGTTAGAAAATATCCTGATGAAAAATTCTTTACTGTAGTTCAATATGATGGTGGAACATTAGTTCCAATAGATAATTGTTTAATATTTGGATCATCTGGTGATTTTAATTCTCCTTTAGGTAATAATTCCAGATATGAACCAATTCCTCTTTTATGTGAACCTCACGATGGGACACCAAATGAACTTAGATCTAATAAAGTTGGATTTGCTGGGATAGAGACTCATCCTATTCGTAAAAAAATGTATGATGTTCTTAATGGTTTAGAAGGGTATGAGTTTTTTATGAATTCTCATGATCCAAATAGAACTCAAAAATTTAAAGAAATACTTTATAATTCTGTGTTTGCCCTTTCTCCTAGAGGATATGGTCCAGCTTCTTATAGGATGTATGAAGCAATTCAAATGAGTTGTATTCCAATATATCTTAGTGATGAATTTTGGTTGCCTTTCGTCGATAAAATTAAGTGGGAAAATATGTGCTTATTGGTTGGTGAAAACGAAATTGAAACCATACCTGAAAAGGTCGATAATCTTTTACATAGCGGAAAATATCAAGATATGATTGATTATGGGCAACAAGTATATGGAATGTATTTGACTTGGCAAGGATGTTTGAACGAGATTTCAAATAGGATATCAAAATGAATATTGTAATTCCTATGGCGGGTGAGGGAACTAGATTTCCTAGAGATACTTATAAAATACCAAAGCCATTAATACAGATAGAAGGAGTTCCGATGATCCAGAGAGCAATTAATTCTCTTGGATTATTTGGGACTTATAATTTTATAATAAGAAAAGATAGTTATTACGATCAAGTTTGTACTCTTTTACATTCTATTTTCCCATCTTCTAAAATTATTAGTGTGGAAGAGACAACTGAAGGACCAGCGTCAAGTTGTTTACTTTTTAGAGATTTTATTAATAATGATGAAGAATTAGTAATTGCAAACTGCGATCAAATTATGTGGTGGGATTCGGAGTTATTTTTAAGTTCTGCGAGATACTATAAGTATGACGGGTTAGTTGTTACTTATACTACAAACACGCCGAAGAATTCTTATGCTAGAATAAATCGTGAAGGATTTGTTCAAGAAATAAAAGAGAAGGAGGTAATTAGTGATATTTCTTTAAATGGTATCCATTATTGGAGGAAAGGAAAATATTTTGTAAAAAGTGCTGAAGAAATGATAACCTCTAATGATAGAGCTCCAAATGGAGAGTTTTATGTTGGACCTACATATAACTATATGATTAAAAATGGATATAAGATAGGTATTCATCATATACCAAATTACCAGCATAATCCTGTGGGTGTTCCAGAAGATCTAAATTTATTTTTAGGAAAAAAATAAAATGTTTACTTTAGAGGAAATAAAAAACTGGTTAGTTTATGAAGGTGGTATTTGCCCAGCTGGTGGTAATCACTTTGGTGGAGATCTTTCTGCTAATCCAAAACTCAATTTAAAGATACAGCAAAGACCATTAGAATTGGCTTCTTGTATAAAGTTTTTGTTAGATGAAAAAAATCGTGGTGAAAGACTAGATTACTATATGGAAATAGGTGCCTGCTCAGGCGGTACTACTTTTGCTATGCATCATTTCATTAATTTTAAAGAACTTTTAATTATTGACGATGGTGGCGTAGCATCAGAACAATATGTTAATGAGAGGGATGATCAGAGTAGAGGGGAAAACTTAGGATTTATACCTAGAGTTGAAATTATAGGTCTTTCATCGGATAAAAGAGTAATAGATCATGCTTTAAATATATCTAAATTACATCTGTATGATGTTCTTTTTATTGATGGTGATCATAGTTATGAGGGAGTTAAATCTGATACTATTAATTACTTGCCTATGTTAAGGGATGGTGGTTATGTTATTTTTCACGATACTTGTTCTGTGGAAGGAGTTATGAAATGGATATCTGAACTTGATACTATGTTTCCAAATTTACATCTTGTTAAAGAGATTAGTGAAATTGATGAACATACTGGATCCTTTGAAAATGGAATTGGGTTAAAAATATTTAAAATACAAAATGAAAATATCTAAAATAACGGATTATGTTCGTGGATGGTTTATTGGAGATTTTAATCCATCAGTTTTAAGAACCAAAGATTTTGAAGTTGGAGTTCTTACACATAAAAAGGGTGAAGTTTGGGAGGCACACTACCATAAAGAAAGTATTGAGTATAATGTTCTTATTTCTGGTAAAATGACTGTTCAAGGAAAAGAGTTAAATAGTGGAGACTTATTTGTATTTCAAAAAGGAGAAATTGCAGATCCAATTTTTCTTGAAGATTGTACATTAGTTGTTGTTA